GCGGGCTGAAAAGACTGGAGGTGCACCAACAACTGAAAAGCTGGGAACTTGAGCTGTTCCCCTGTGAATAATGATCGTCCCACTCTTGTGCGCTCCTGCACCTCTAACGACCACACCATCAGCAGAGATCCTCAACGTACCAGAAATTTGATACGTTCCTGCTCTAAGAAGGAGTGCTCCTCTAAAACCATTTACGTTTAAAGGTCGGGCAGCAACTCTGTTAATGGCATTTTGAATATGAGTGGTATTATCACCAGCAATAGGGCTGATTGATTCAACGACTGCCACATTAGGAATGGCAACACCACCACCCATGTAGCCAGCCGTTGAGTAATCTGGAATTCTATTTCCATTAGAATCTGCTTCGTATGATAGCGACAGCCCGTCTGGAGAGAGTTTAACAATAGAACTGTTTAGCATGTTAGAGCATCTCTGAGACGTTAATTATACCATCACTGGAGCCGTGTCGGATAAAAGCAAGTGTGGCACCAGGGGGGACCCTAAACGTTCTGGTTTCGCCATTAGCAATGAAATGGTCAGTAGCTATTGCTGTTTGTGGGCCCATCCCTACCCGAAATAGGATTGGATTATTTCTGCAATGCACTAGCACTTTTTCACAGCTGCTAGATACAGTAATGCTGGTAGAGGTGGCTCCTACAGTGGCCTCAAAAGATGCACCAAGGAAGCTATGAATATCCACCTGGTCTGCAAACCGGTCTCTATTAACGTTTCTAGTAGTTGACATAATTCATTTCCAAGTGCCAGAGATTTTAATGAAGGGAGTGGCTTGTTTCCAGACTCCAGAGATTTTAATGTAGGGAGTGGCTACCTTCCAAACACCAGAGATTTTAATGTGTAGTTGTGAAGGTGTGCCTGATGCTGGTGGGTTGATTAAATCGTTAGAGAACCACCCAACCGGGACTTTGTATGTTGTAGGCCACGTTTGTGGCTCAAGGTTGGGATCAAAAGAACCAATACGTGGCATCGGTTAATCCCCCATCCCACTTGGTGGATTTGGATTTGATATCTGCAGTGGTGTTTCAAGGTCTTGCTCAACAGTCAACCCAGAGTTATCCTCTGATAAGACTCGCACCCAGCAACCTTTGTCATGTACCCAGCCGGGGCCAACAGTTGCAGGACATTCAATTGCCTTGTTAGCCGCGGGGTGCCACTCTGAATCACCATCCCACACAATTACATTTACAACCTTATCGGTTGCATCAATTTCAGCTAATCGTCGTTTCATAGCTACCATGTAATGATGATTCCGTATCCATCACCACCTGCTCCACCATTTCCGCCTCTGTCTGGAGTTGCGCCAACACCGCCGCCGCCGCCGCCTCCACCACCAAGACCACCTCTCCCTCCTGCTGCACCATTTATGCTGAGGCCGTTGCAAGCACCTCCGCCTCCACCACCCTTGCCACCAGATATACCGTCAGTGTCTGCTCCATTTGCTCCAGCAGTTGGCGATGCTCCATTTGCTCCAGCGGCACCACCACCACCATCTGATGTGCTGCCGACATTGCCAGTATTGCCTCCAGCTGTGGCTGCTACAGGAGATAGTATTGCGGTGCTATGGCAGCCTCCACTGCCGCCACCACCACCACTCCAGCGTGATGTGCCGCCCGGATGATTAGTTGGGGGAGAACTTGAACTCGATCCACCACCAGCACCGCCAGCGTCCCATGCGGGACCTGCAGCAGCCGAAGCACCGCCGCCTGAGGCTGGCTGTTGTCCAACTAAGGCACCGCTGGACGCTCCGGATGTGCCATGGGGTCCGTTGCCAGTTCCACCGGTTGTGTTTGTAGCTGAGGTTGCGCCGCCGGCACCGCCTGAGCCGCCCTTGACCCTCAAAGGGGTGTTGGAAAAAGTGCTGGCCTGGGCATTGCTGGTAATGATGTAACTTTCAATGCCAGCGTCTCCGCTAGTTCCTGCAGCTCCTGCATTCCCCCCAGGGCCACCTGCGCCACCAAAGCCAATATAAACAGCTAACCTCTCTGGAAGTGTGGATGTAGATACAAGCATGGAAGCAAATCCACCTCCCCCTCCACCCGAGCCACCTTTACGAACAGTGCCGCCACCACTAGAGGAGGCACCACCCCCACCGCCACCACCGGCACCCCAGAGGCGGATTAAGGAGCATGTTGGAGTAAATGCTGTGGGTTTGATCCAAGTGCCACTTGCACTAAAAGTTTGTATATCAATTGGATACTTGGCATCTATTACTTGCCAACCCTGTTCTGAGTCAAAGAATAAACCTGTTTGAGCACCTAGAGTACCAGACCACAGAACAGCAACTGTTGTGTTGTCGGTGTGTTGAACTGTTACTGTATTGCTAGTAGATGCGTGGTCGTTAAATAGACTTAAACCCTTGACACTACGGGTCGTGCTTGCCCCAGGAGCAAGAATAATATCTGTTGTTGTAGCGCTGTTGATGGTTGTATTGTCACGGTCTGGGGTGACTGTTGTGCCGGATAAGTCAACATAGGAAGCGTGTACTGATATGTCGGCGCTAGAGCTAGTGATGACTTGAATTTTATCGTTTGTACTTGTAAGGAAAATCATAATTCACCAAGCAATTACAACACAATAACCAGCACCACCTATACCACCAGCACCACCTACACCTGGGTTTTGGCCAACTCCTCCGCCGCCACCACCGCCACCACCAAGCCCACCAGCGCCGCCAGGCTGGCCTGCTGTAGATGCTGCAACAGTTGTACCACCGCCGCCACCACCTTGTCCACCGTTGATTCCGTTAGTGGCTGCTCCAGGGTCGCCAGCTGTTGGTGTGGGGCCGCTAACACCAGCTGCTCCACCGCCTCCGATGGTGCTTGCCGATGCTCCTCCACTTTGGGCAGCCACAACAGCAGGAGTAGAGTTATGGTGGCCACCAGTTCCCCCACCGCCTCCTCCAAAGAGTGATCCGCCACCACCCTGGCCAGCAGGAGCGCTAGTCGATCCAGCACCAGCCCCGCCACCATACCAAGCAAAATGGCTAGATCCAGAGCCGACTGCGCCAGTTACACCTTGATGATCAAGCCCAGGACCACTGGAAGATGTTGGTAAACCACCTGTCCCTCCACTAGTACCTGATGCTGTGCCTCCGGCACCATGGCCACCGCCGCCACCACCGCCACCGGTTGCTAGGGCGCTTATCTGACCCCCTCTGCCGCCGCCACCGCCATAGCCAGTTAAAAGAGAACCAAAGGTAGTGTTACCTCCAACGCCACCATCACTACCAGCTGCACCGGCCGTACCACCTGCACCAACCGAACCACCGGCGCCGATAGTTACTGTTTGAGGCGAAGAGAAGTCAGTGGCGCGGAAAATGCGCTCTACAAAGCAACCACCACCGCCACCACCACCGCCCTTAGCAACAACTCCTGAAGCCAGGGACCCACCACCACCACCGCCACCACCTGCGCCCCACACACGAACATGAACAACGCTGGCGGTAAAGGAGGCGGGTGTAGTCCACGTTCCACTTGCAGAAAAGATCTGTATATTAGTTGGCCTGTTAGCACCAGTTATTGTCCAGCCTTTCCCATCAACGTAAACAATGCCAGACTTTGATGGAAGGGATAAGGTATAAAGATCAACCGCTGTAGTACCATCAGTATGTATTGCCGTGACAGTATTAGAGTCAGAAGATGAGTTATTCCAAATACTTACAAACTTAACGTTACGCTGTGTTGACGACGCTGGGGATGGAACAATATCAGTCGTTGTTGCCGTTGTAATCGAAGTGTTTGTCCTACCAGGTGTGGTTGTTCCTGAATTTAAATCAATGTATGACGCCTGGACTTGTACTGCCCCAGCAGAAGACGTGACAAGTCGAAGCTTGTCGTTTGTACTTGTTAGTAAGATCATGGAGTGTACTGAAGGTAAATATCGTTGTCATTACCGCCAGATGGTGCGGCTGTTCCAACTGTGAGGGTATACGTTGCTGCAGATCCGAGACCTAGCGTTGTACGTTGTGCTGTGTTGTTAGCATCATCCAGAAGAGCCCGTCCTGCTGCTGTGCAGGTGACTTCTTCTACATCCCCAGCACCTGCCGTGAATCTACCTAGAAGGCGATCAGTTGCAGTAACGTTTTGGATCTTGGCATAAGTGACAACATCGTTATCAATCGTCCAGGTAGCACCTGAAGCCGATACTGTTATATCCCCCTTATCCCCATCAGATACGCCACCACCACCTGGAGGAGCAGCCCATGTTAAGTCTGCACGGAGGAAGTTGGTAGTTCCTCCACCACTAAGTGGAGCAAGGCCCTTAGTAGTTGTTGTGACTACATCCAGTAAAGCAGTTGCCTGGGCAGCGGTTAAATCCTCTGGGTCCCCTGTTCCAGCAGTTGTACGCCCCTTAAACGTCGCTGTCGGCACATTGGCCAGCTTTGCGTTTGTAATCGTATCATTAGCTATAGTAGCTGTGAATGACCCAGTACCACCACCAGTCACATCCCCAGTTAAAGAGATCGTCTGATCACCAGTGTTAGTTCCTGAAACAGTAGCAGCAGAGGAGACAGTTAGGTCACCACTAAGCGATACTGTACGATTAGCGTCGTTTACGTTTAGATTTAGGGTCCTAGCTCCAGTTAGGTTTGCTGTGTTGGTGATACCTAGGTAGTGACTAGGTGAAGAATCATCAAACAGGAAAATGTCACCGAAGTAGCCATTCTGTGTAGAGTTTGTGGCATTGGATAGCGCATCCGTGATGCCATAACCACTGAGAGTTGTAGGCTTACTTGCAACGTTGGTAAACGTATACCCAGTACAGCTGACGAGGTTACCGCTTGAAGGGGTCCCAAGGACTGGGGTTACAAGTGTAGGAGATGTTGCAAAGACAAGAGACCCCGTGCCAGTCTCATCACTCATGACTCCAAGCAGTTGGCTCGAAGTAGTAGATGCAAACTGACTAAGGGGGTTAGCTATTAGAGCATCCCCACCACCTGGGATTGATTGCCAGGAGTTATCATCTCGGAGAAACTTAGATCCGTTTGGAGTTCCAGTTGGAGTTACCGTTGCAAACGATCCCAGGCCCAAAGTTGTTCGTTGGGCTGTATTATCAGCATCATCAATAAGGGCCCGTCCTGCTGCTGTACAGGTAATCTCCTCTACGTCTCCAGAACCTGCCGTAGATCTCCCTAAAAGGCGATCAGTTGCAGTAACGTTTTGGATCTTAGCGTAGGTTACAGCATCATTAGCGATCGTGGCAGCAAAAGATCCTGTGCCACCTCCAGTTACGTCGCCAGTGAGTGTGATCGTCTGATCACCAGTGTTTGTTCCACTGCTGGTTCCACTGAAGGTGCCACTTTGAGTAGCAAGAGTCCCAAGCCCCAGTGTGGTCCGTTGGGCTGTATTATCAGCGTCATCGAGAAGGGCTCGGCCTGCAGCCGTACATGTGATTTCTTCTATATCACCAGCACCTGCCGTAGATCTCCCTAGGAGCCGGTCAGTTGCAGTAACGTTTTGGATCTTGGCATAAGTGACCGCATCATTATCTATGGTCCATACAGTCCCTGTTCCTGATACTGTGATGTCACCTTTATCTCCATCTGCTGGAGCTGCAGTAGCAGCCTGCCAGGAGTTATCGTCACGGAGGAACTTTGAACCGGTGGGAGTCCCGGTTGGAGTGACTGTTGCGAATGAGCCTAGGCCTAGTGTAGTACGTTGGGCTGATGCGTCAGCATCATCAATGAGAGCCTTGCCAGCAGTAGAAACTGTAAATGAAAGGCGGGCGTCTGCAAGGGTACCACTTGCTAGGTCTGAGGCGTCAGTGGTGGCTATAGTGCCGTTCTTATCCGGAACGGTTAAGACTCTGGTATTGCCAGTGGTAACATTGCCTACTGAAAACTGAAGCCTTTTAGCTGAATCCCCATCATCATAGAGTGTAAAGTTGGCATCGTTGTAGACATCTGGGAAAGTTCCAGCGTATATCCAGTCAGTTGCCCTTACTCCAGTATCCGCCATACGGATGTATATACCAGCAGGCTTCCGCCCGAGTAGCCAGGTTCCTTCTGGCTCTCGGACAAGGAAGGCGCTGTTTACTGCAGGATCACCAATAGTCTGCGATAGGTTACTGAAGAATTGAACTTCTCCGTCGATATACGATGATCCACCGCCACCGCCGCCACCACCGCCACCCGAACCTTTTGCATCCAGATTGCCAGTGAAAGGATTAAAAGTAAAAGCCATTACGATCTCGTGATGGTTGAAATTCTTGCATCATCAGCTACTGGGGTTCCACCAACATAAGCAAAAGTCAAAGTGCCAACGATAGTCCCACTGGCTCCGTCGGTTCTATAGACTGCTGTGCTGATATTGTTGGTGGATCCTACATAAGTCAAAGTGAGGTGATCGTAGTCTGGGATGTCGAACCCGCCTACATTTCGAGAGCGGACGCTCTTTTCATACCCTCTCTTCTGTTGAAGAAACGATTGTGTCATTTTTAATTTAGACGGGAGACTGTTGACGAGGTCAGATTAAATCAGAAGACCTTTCCAGCTTTGCTTCAATCGAAGCCCGGTAGGCTGGATCCCGGTCATAGCGAGGATCGTTCATTGCAGCCACAAGTTGAGCATGTGACTCAAAGACATCACCTTTTGTAGATGGGCTGCGTCCGCTGAGCAGTTGCGGCTCATAGCCTGCTGCTTCTCGGAAGCGATAGTTCATTGCCTGGATAGCAAAATAGACCGCTCTTGGGTCACCCAATTCAGTAACAACATAGTCAAATACCTCCACTTCTTGAGGAGATAGATTCTCAGCAGCCCAGGAACACATGGCTTCGTATTGCTGCTCACCACCGACGAGGCCCTTCATTTCGGCAACGTCTTGCTCAGTCAACTCTACTTTGGCTGGGGTGCTGTTCTGCTCTTGGTAAGCCAAAAACATATTGGCCACATCAACAGAACTTAGGCCCTCAAGGGCAGCGATAGTCTCATCAGAGAATGTGCCACCCTCAGCCTCTTCAGCGATCTTCAGAAGCAGGGAAATGTCTTCATTGGACTCCTCTACCTCTTCATCTTCCTGGGGCTCCTGGGGCTCTTCCTCGGAGTTTTGCTGTCCGAGCTTTTTCTGAAGTTCTGTATAGGCCTTTTCCAACTCCTCTACGGAGTTGTACTTATCGGCTAACAAGCGGTCCTGCTCTTGGGTCAGGCGCTCACCAATCTCTAAGGATTCCTTTTCATCTGCCTCTTGAGCAGATAGGACTTCCTCGTTATCGGTGCTATCGAAAGTCTGGGTGGTTGCGATTGGCATGGGTTTATTCAGGGTTGGTTGGTTCAGTTACGCCTGTGGCGGTCTGAACAGTGAGCTTGCCTAGTCCTACCGTTGTTACAATCACCGGATTGCCAATGGTGGGCTTGGCGGTTAAAGAAGTTCTTCGCATGTATCGGCTTGGATCCTTCTCAGTTTCCTCCTCAACCTGGGGTTGGGGCTGGGGGCTGGCCACCTTCTGGGGGCGGCTGGGCTTCATTTTGCTGCTGTCCGAGGAGTTCGAGGGCATCTGGGTTTTTGGTGGGGTCATAGATAGGGGCCTTGGCCATCTGAGCGGTTTGGTTAACTAGGCTCATTTCTTTCTGCTGTTGCATAGACCGCTGTTGCTCTTGCTCAAGCTCCTGTTGGGTCTTGACTAGATTGAGCGTATCAATGCCTTGGCTGGTGGCCATACGCCGAATCAACTCACCAGGATTGACGAATCGTTGAACGGCTTCAGGTCCTAAAGTTTGAGAGACGGTCTGGGTAAAGAGGATCAACGCATCTCTATCCTGACCACGGCCAAGGGCGTTAATCCCAGCCACGATGGTAGGCCGCATAATCTTCTTGTCCAGCTTCAAGATCTCTCCACTACGCTGTGCCACAAGAAGTTTACGGTTGAGATAAGGAAGAAGGAATTCAACAGTAAGCAGGGAGAATAGTCCGCCCAGTTGCTGTTCCAACTCCAGCTGAGTCATCCTTACTTCCTCTGCGGTAGTCCTTTCAGACTGCCGGACGTTCATGACAAGGAAGGCTTCACCAAGCCTACGCTCAAGAGTGGCGATCATCTCTGAGGCTGTCCTGAAGTCTGCAGCCTTGTTGGCTTGTACAACAGTGACATCCTCTGCACGGCCAGAGATCAGGTCTCCATTCTGTGAGTTAGCAATTGAGGCAATCTTAGTGACTGATCCTGGATTTACTAGGAAGATGATTTTTGCTGCGGCAGCCGAACCTTCCACAATGGCCTGCATTAGACCCTCAAGGGATTTCAGGTCACCTAGGAATTCTTCGACACGGCCACGGCCATACATTTCTCCATCAACAGAGTTGAAGCGTAGAAACAGCCAGGGGCTGGCAGTAAGCGGGGCAGTACCCCTAGTTCCAGGGATCTTCTTTTCATCAGCTTCCTGGTGCCACTCCCATCCGTTCTTAGTGCGGATAACATGAGTATAAACATCAACTTCTTCATCAATTCCGTTTGTGCCACTGGACTGCGGCCCCTCTGGGGTCTGTGGAATTGGAAGAATTTGAGCTTTGCCTTGCAATTCGAACTGCTCCCGCAGGATTTTCCTGGAGATTCTCTCTTTGGTGACAGCTTCAACCACGTTGTCAGATCCATCACGATCGACAACAAAGCGATTTAGTGGGTAGACCTTGATGGAATCTGGTCCCATGTAAAGTCCCGCATTCCCAGTGACAATGAGGTGTTTAATCGCTTCATGGACCTTGACCCTGTCATTGGAAGCGGCGATAGCTTCATTGACGATCCTCTCCATCTTGGCGAAAGTAGCATCTACCTCAGCCTTTGCCTCTGGTGGGATCTCTGTTTGATCAACTGTGTCTCGCAGTTGCAGCTTGAAGAAGCTGGTCTGCGGGGGCAGTAGGGCCAGCATCAGCTTCGAGGCTAGGGTGGTCACACCCTTAGCTCCAATGCTTTGCCATGGGGTCTGCAGGACCCGCTTGGCGTACTTCCCAGAGGTATCCTCTTGGTGGATCAGGTAGGGGAGGGTAAGCTCCGCACAGGTCACTCCTGTATCGAGATACTGCGATCTAAAGGATTGAAGTGTTTCATATCGGGATCGGGCCGTCATGCTTGCATCCCCATTCCAAGGCCGGTTTTCCTAGCAGGACGCCCGCTAGAGAAATCTCTAAGGTTGGGGACTCCAATGTTCAAACCAGTGGCTCTGGAAGACCGAGGGGCTGAGCCTGGTGTTGCTGAGGATCTAGCTCCAATTCGAAGCTGTCCAGTTCCAAGACGGGTCTGTCCGCTCTGACGGGCAACACTACGCCTACGCCTCACATCAGCGGGAGCATCCCTAACAACCTGGGACATGCCAGGCATCAGGATCTGCTGTGGTGGTGTGGGTGCTGCTATCTGGGATGGCTGTAAAGCCGGTACTGTCGATCCTGCACCAAAGTCACCAAACGCTAAAGGCGCTGATGGGTTCGAAGTGATAGGAGTGGGTGCTGGAGGGGGAGGTGGTGGAGCAGCTGCTGGAGCAGGGCCAACCCTTCCATAAACGTTAAGATCCCTATAACCAGGAGTTACTGTTGTGCCATCTCTACCAGCACCACTCCTAGTTGTAGTGCCAACTCGTTCTGTGCGAATGACAGCCAGCCCTTGCCCAGGGGCATAAGACTCACCCTCTTTAAGCCGCTTGGCGGCCATCTCCATATCAACAGCACCACCCGTTGAATTATCCCCCAAAAGAGAAAGCCCCCGTTTGGAGGCTTCGCTGGTAGGTTTTTTGATGTCAATGCCGAACTTAAGGTATAGAGCGGCAAGGTCTTTGGGATTAGTAGATGGGGTATCGTAAGGCTGGGCAATCGATGCTTTTTTCTTAGCCATCTTCAATGAGATTGGTAATATACTCAACCACGCTTCTTTGCCCGGCCCGGTACATTATGACAGCGTGCTCTGTTTGAGGAGTTGGGTTTACTAATGGGAAATTAGCTTCCAGTTCCTTAAGGAGAGTTGTCATTTGCAGGCCGTGTGTTTCAAGCGTGCTGAGCAGGATTGGTTCAGACATAGGATGGGAGGTTGGAGTTTGAATGCTCGAAGAAAGCGGGCATTCTGGCTCGACGGGTATCGGCAAGCTCTGGCGCTTTGCCTTGGTACATCAAGTGGTCCGAGGCATCTGCCCAGAACTGACGGTCGAGGTAGCGATTCTCATTCTTTCCTAGTGGTTGTACTACCCACTGAATGGTCGCCTTTCGTAGTTTATCCAGACTGGGGCTGGGCTTGAGTCCAAGTTGTCTGCAGACAAGAGTGTTTGTGGCGACATGAACCTGTTCGTCACGGCTGATGTCTTGGCTTGTGGTTCTACAACCAGCATCACCCAAGAATCGAAAGAGTGGGAGCAGCACAAAGAAAATTGCACGCTCGGCCACCAGTGCCTTGAGGATTGTGTGATCGTGATGCCCAGTCCAGGCGTCCCGTAACCGCAACGCTTCCTGCTCAGCAACTGAATCAGTGCCGATAGACGACGCGAGGTAACTGAGAGCAATGTCGTGCTTCTCTTCATCCCGTACGTTGCTGTCGAGTAAATCGTAGGATGCCTTTGGAACTTCATTTAGAGCAGCTTGGATAAAGGAACCCACAGGGAGTTCCATGGTTCTTAATGCCAAAGCACGTCTAATGACGGCTTCGCCACCTTCAACTAATTGTCCTGGAGTTGGCTGGACTGGAGTCCAGGATCGTTTGCGTGAAAGAAGTTTTTGATAAGGGTCCATCGATTGATTCAATATAGTTGCTGCCTTTCGGAGCAGCTCCGGATCATTCCCCACATTCACACTGAAGTTGCTCGCAAGCTCGCTCAGGGGGCCCTAGAAGTTCAGACAAAAAGTCTTCTAGTTCTTCAGGTGATTCATCAAGAGCGGCCATTACGTTGGACTTATCTTGGCTATCAGGATTAACCTGAAGGCTGTAGTAAAGACTAGTCTGTGGTCCAGCAAGCCAATCCTCGATGAAGTCCACATCAACGGCCATTACATCGCTCCAGGTGTTGAGGCTGTAGCCATGGAGTAAACCCGTATTTCTAAGGGTTCGTACAATATGATTAGCCACGCGAATGAAGTCAGACCAGCCTACTTCGGAGGCAATTTCTACCTCTCCGTAATTAAAAGACTGAACACCAAAGGTACCACTATCCCGATCAACTTCTCTTGAAATTGGAGGAGCAATCTCGGGAGCAGTGGTAAACCCTTTTAGGTCTTTGTAGCGATAGCTGCAGCTAGCGGTCGGGGCAATAGCAAAAGCCCTATTCATCTGATACTTTCTAGCTATCTTGCCTGCTGCGTCAATAGCTTCTTCAAAATGGGCAACGATTTTTAAGGCCTTGCTTTGCTTCAAACCTGATGGGTTTGCCGAAGACCAAAGATCCCAAACGTCACCTAACTCTTTATAAGTGACTCCGTTATTTGCTAAAAAGTTTGCTAAACCCAACATACCTAGACCGACTTGCCTGTCCTTAGTTGGGGGTAGGTACACGTTATCTTTGCCAACATCTGTTCTTGGGTGAAGCTGACAAAGCTGCTCCATCCCATAAACAAAAGCATCCTTTAACTCTTCAATCTTGCAAGCACCCAGGTTAATGTGCTGGAGAAGGCAAGTACCCCTAGAGGGCAGATACACTTCAAGACAGACATTTCCATACAGCCGCTGGCCCATCCAGTCATGCTTAATCCTATTCAACCAGATATCACCTGACTTGATCCCATTGATTAAGGCTACCTTTACTGTAGGGCTAGCCAATTCCCAACTGATCATATCAATATCCACACACCGCTTAGCCCAAGGGATCTCTGATCGTGACAGCTGGATAAACTCCAGAATGTCTGGGTGACTGAGATCGAGGTGCAGGGTTACGGCTCCGTTCTTGTAGATCCCTCCGCGTCGGAGGATTTCATTCAGGACGGAGTAGACCTTGGCGAATGAGACCGGGCCTGACGCCACAAGTCCCTTGCCATTCTCATCACCTTTTGGTCTGAGTTTGGATAGATGGACAGCCACGCCAGCTCCGTGTCTGAGAGCGTAGGAAACAAACCTCCAAGAGGCTTCGATTCCTTCTTGCCCTTCCATTCCATCTTCGGGGACAAACACGGTGCAGCTAACTGGAAGTCGGCTGGTGCTGTCGTCAAGCCAGGATTGGACTCGGCCGGTTCGGGCGATAAGGTGGTCATTGTTCGTCATCAGTAACAGCCTTCAAGGTTTGGTGGTTGATAGTGTGGGCCCTTCAGAACTTTACCAGCCCTATTGCGCTCGATTTGCCCTTCAGGACCTATCTTGCTCATGTTGCTGGCATGGACCCTACGGAGGGCTTGATCAAGATCATAGCCGTTTGAGGCGGCAAACTGGTAGCAGACGTAGACCAGATCAGCTAGTTCTTTTAGCTCAGAAGCTCCAGGCCTTGGCTCTTCACCAAGTTCATCAAACTCCTCTTCAACCAAACTCCAGTCCCGAATCCTATCTGGTTTGACACCAAAAGCTTCCCTGAACTCAGCAATCATTTCTTGATTAGAGACAGTACAGAGGATTGCCATCAGACTTCCTCCGTTCTGGTTTTTTCGTATTCTTCAAGCATCGGGGCAAGGTCGTTTAAGATCTCTCTTGCCCACTCGCGGTGCTCGTCAGTCACAGGACCGAACTGTGAATGAGATTCATTCACCTCTTCTTCGATAACGGTAACTGCTGCGTCTAATTCATCCTTATCCAACTCATCGGCCACCAACTGAGCATAGCCAGCGATGTCAATCCAAGAGTCAGCATAGAAGGGATCGCCATTAATGATCCTGCCGATCTTATGCGCAATCATATCCAGTGCTTCCTTCATTGAAGGAGTCAAAGACTTCTTTTGATCGAACAGACTTTTGTTGATTACGAACTTAAGTTGCTGGGTGATCTCAGCATGAGTATCAAAAGAGCCGTAGCGAGAGCCACGTTCTTCAAGGGTGGAAGAGATGTCAATCATTGGGTGGAAGTTTGGTTTGGGGGTTTGAGAAAGGCCCTGGGAAGTGTGCTGCTAACTGTCTGATGTTATTCCCTAGCATCATGTTCTGCAGCATCAGTTCATACAACTGCTTGGCTAGAAACTCTACCGGGGTCACCTTCTCTTTGTTTGGGAGTTCGACGAGACGACCTTGAAACCTGTCGCTTAGGAGATCTCTTCGGAACATCTCCAGCTGCAGTCTCTGTTCCATTGTTATTCCCGTGCAAGGCGGTGGCAGCGTCCCCGGAGGGTACTTCTTTGGTTCCCAATTGGGAATCTCCCTGCTTGGAATCGAGCTTGGGGGCCCAGAGTCTGGGTTGTCCTGTGGCGAAGTCAAAGTCATGTGCGGTAAGAATACGGGCAAGTCTGGCATTACGAAGGGCATCATCTGTTGTAAGGCCTGCTTTGAGGAAAGCCTCTTCAACAGTCTTCCAGCAAACCCCCTTACTGTCAAGTAGGTTGTCTGCTTTTACCTGGCCAATTCCAGGAACTCCTGCGTAACCGTCAGTAGGATCGCCTGTCAGGGTCTGGGTAATGAACCAGCGCCAGGCAGTGTCCTCAGTAATGTGGGTGATTGTGGATTCTGGGTTGAGGTCCCAGAGTTTGCCAGGGATCTGGCGCATGTCCTTATCAGGACTGCAGATGACCACATCAAAGCCCATGTCGGTTAAGAGTTGGGAATGGATTCCCATCACATCATCAGCCTCAAGACCTGGCATGACGTGCTGCTTGTAAGTCTTGGCCAACTCTGCAATAGCTCTCTTGTAACCACAAGGCTTCTTCCTGTTACGGTGACCCTTGTAGCCAGGGTCCACACATTTCCTGAAGTTGGTGTGGTGTGAGAAACAAAGCACCATAATGGGCTCCTTCTCGTAGACCTTTGTCATGTAAGACTTAATCTTTTCTAAGTCATACGTGATGATCTTCATCACTTCAGAGAAGTTGCTCTGAACGACAATGACATCCTTACCGAAGTCAATTTCGGTTTCTGCTGCAGCGCAGGCCCGGTATACGGTGAAGTCACAGTCTACTAGGGCGAGTGGTTGGGGGGAGGGTTTCATGAGGTTAGTGTACTTCTTGCCAGTTGTGCCCGATCTTAGCTTTGGCTTCGATTGGTATCCTGAGATTGAGGATTTCTCCTGCCATTACGGCTGTCTTCTCAAGAATGCTGGCAAATGTAGGGGCGTAGTCTGGGTTAACTTCAAACTGAAGTTCATCGTGGATAAATGCCAGTTGATGAGCACTTGTATTTTGTGCTAGAAGCATCCACTCCTTTGCCACCACAGCAGCCCCGGACTGCAGTAAATAGTTTAAGGCTTTGTGCTTGGCATCTACCAGGATGGGTCGGCCATCAATGGCCCTAATAAATCCACGATCAGCAGCTCGCTTTACATCCTTTACCAGCCTTTCCAGGCCGGGGATGGCATCCATATAGGCCTGCCTGATCTCCTTACCCTTGGCCTTGGCCTGAGGCTCAGAAAGCTGTGAATCATAGCTGTAGCCGATCTTGGCATCACCAGCCCCATAGAGAAAGGCATAGGTGACAGTCTTTACTAACTTACGGCTGATGCCGATCTTGTCAGCATTGACCTGGTGGACATCATCCTCCAAGAGGATCTTGGCATAGGCCCCATCGTCGTAAGCAGAAAGGTAATGGGCCAACATCCGAAGCTCAATCGCTTGGAGGTCAGCACCGACCATAACCATCCCTTCTGAGGCCTTAAACAGTGACCTGAACCTAGGATCATCGGGGACCTGCGCCAAGTTGGGTTCTCTGTGAGCGCATCTGTGGGTCTGTGTGCCCACTGCGCAGTTGTGGTGGATTCGACCACCGCAAACCACCTTTAGGTAGGCTTGAGGGCCCTCCGATAGCATGCCTAGATGCTTCGTCAATTCCAAGACCTTGAGAAAACTCAGAGCTTCGGTAGTGCCGAGAGTAGTGAGAGAGACCTCATCCACCTGGGGCTTTCCTTTGTCAGTAAACTCAGTAGGCTTCCAGTTGAAGTGGGTCTGCAGGATCCAGGCAACATGTTCTCTTGACTTAGGATTGAAGTCGATTAACTTACAAAGGGCAGCACCTTTATAGTAACCTTTTGTCTGATTACTTCTAGCAGGAGTAAACTCAGGTCCAGCCACGTAAGGGAACCTGTCTCGAAGTATTTGAGTAGTCTCTTCCAGTTCCTGTCGGAGAGTTGATTCAAGTTCCCTCCCAGCATCCTCATCAAGTGCCCAACCATGTGACTCCTGGTTGGCAAGAATGACAGCAGCTTCATTTTCAGTAGTAATCCAAGATGGAAAATCAAGACCTTTACAATCAAACGGCACACCAAGCTTTTCAGAGAACATTCTCCAAAGCAAGGTTGTAACCTCTACGTCCTGCATGCAATAAGCGTGCATCTCAGGGGACCACTCCTTCCAATCTGCTGTCTTCCCATAATCACTCTTGTAACACCCCAACCGGTAGCCCCAAGCCTCTAAGCCATGACGGCCATATAGGTGTAGTGGCATCATCGATGGTCTCTTATTAAAGTCACGTTCCTTCAGGTCCGTGTAGAGCAAGCGAGAAAGCAGAAGAGTATCTATCAGTTGGATTCCATCCCAATTAAACTTGGGGGCAAGTTTTTTAAGGACTGGAATATCGTAATAGATGATGTTGTGCCCGATCAGAGTTTCAGCAGTTGACAGCTTATGTAAGCCATCACTAAGAGTTGATGGGTCATACCCACGGACAGCCTCATCCTTTCCCAGGGATAGAGCCCCGATGCAATGGATCTTGGAGGCCTTCCGAAGAAGATTGTCTGTTTCTAAGTCGAAGACGTAATGACTCATCGTGGCTTCCTCACCAGCACATCCTTCCTTGCTTCCTCTACGGTTAAGCGCGGTTTCTGTAGTTCAGTAGGCTGCGACTGCCTGTTGAAGGTCAAGGGGACGCATCTGTATGCCCCGTTCTGTGGATGATCCAAAGGCCTTGGAGGCGTCAAAAGCTTCTTCATTGAATCGGCAGGTGGTGGGTGAATAACGGAGATGGCAGGCCACTCCGGTCTGACCATTATAACGGTCCTTAAGGACCCGGACGGTGGTCACGTCCTCTTCATCCTGCTGGTCACGCTCTAAGGCGATCACAGCATCTGACAGCTGGGCTATGGACTGGCTGCCACGGAGGTGGCCCAGTGTTACCCTGCCGCCTTCTTCATGGCTGTCTTTGTCACTACTGGATCGCTTGAGGTGTGAAACAAGGAACATTGTGATCCCTGTCTTCTCCACTAGTGACCGAAGTTGTGTCATGGTCTGGTCGATTGATCGGCGCTCATCCCCGTCTAGGCCAGACAGAAGGATGGAAAGGTGATCCAGGAAGATGACCTTGCAGTCCATACCACATGCCAGATACTCGATCCGGTTGTAAATCAGCTGAGGATCGTAGGACCCAAAGCCATCAAACAGAAAGAGCTTCCAATGATCCAAGGTGACCTTCCATATCTCCTCAAGCTCCTCTGCAGCAGGGCCACCTTCTAGGTGCAAAGCCTTGCCAGCAGCTACGGACATAAGCCCTAGGGCAGTGCGGCGGTTGGATTCTTCCAAAGCCAAATAACCCACGGTCTCCCCTGAATCCATCATATGTGCGGCCAACTGCCGACAAAAGCTGGACTTACCTATGCCAGTGCCAGCGGTGATTGTGATTAACTCACCGTAACGGACACCACCAAGCTTTTCCTGGAGTCCAGTAAATGGGTACGTGTGCTCACATGGTGCTTGTGGTGTTAGCACTAGACCCTTCAGGAACTCACTGTTACCAGCAACAATCCCATCAGGTCGGTAGGGGGAAGCATTCCAGATGGCCTGACGGATAGACTCCGCGTCTCCAGCCTGGAGGGCCTCAGAAGCGTCCTTATAGGCCCCCAGGGACGCAAGCTTGACCTTGCCACCCGGTAGTACCTGAGCGCACTCCAAGGCGGCTTCCTGGCCCGCCTGGTCGCCATCAAAGAACAGCACGATCTCATCGAACCCCTGTAGGTAGTCCAGGTGCTGCTTGATTGCCTTCTTAGCGTTTGGGGCACCATTTGGGATGGAGACCATGGGCCACTTGGGCATGGCCTCATAGCAGCTGGCCGCATCAAGCTCACCCTCAGTAATCACGACACGCTTGCCCTTACCAAAGAGGTTCATCCCAAAGAGACATAGCGGGCCTCCCTCCACGGAGAACTGCTTCCCCGCTTGGCGGACCTTGACACCAACAAACTGCTTCTTGTCATCAAAGTAGTGGCAGCGGAGGGTGTCCTCATGGACAAGGATCTTATAGAGCTTGCAGGTCTCTTGACTCAGCTTCCGCTTTGTCAGCCTCTCTGGCTCACCCAAGATCTGGGCTGGTTTACTCATTTTGGTGATTGTGGTGGGTTGAACAGGATCAAACTCATGAGCACCGCACTTATGACAGTGAAAATGCCCATCAGTGTAAATGGCCCCCGCATCACTACTTCCGCAGGAGGGGCAGGGGACATGGGAAACGAACTCAGACTCCATACTGACCACGGCCGTCAATGACAGAGGGGGCTTCGGACACCATATCCTCAAAGTCACAAACAGCATCGTCTGTGGCTTGAATGATTAGATAAGGAGTGAAGCGCTTTGAAACCCCTAAACCATGAAGGATTCCAGTAATGATGTTGTATACCTCAAGGTATTCTTGAGAGTTCTGGTCTGCTGCTAGGGGGAAAGCCATGATTCAGGAATGGAGTGGGAGGCACAGTACAGGATACCATGTTTCTTACACCATGCGGCGTAAGTGGTCTTGGAGGTCTTGGAGATACGCTGGTTGGGGTTGCTGAAGACCATTCGAACGTCAATGCCGGGGTTGTCCCGGATTACTGCAAGCATTTTCCTTCGGTCAGGTGGGCTGAACCATCCCTTAACCTCAAGATAAATGCCGTTCGATAGCTTAAAATCTGGTAGGTAATAACACGGGAGGGAGTAGCCAAGCTTCTCCCCCTCGTAATCGTATTCTACTCCCAGCTTGGTCAGCAACTCCGAGACGGCAACCTCCAGGCGGGAGCGAAACGCCATCAGCTTGCTGCTACAGCAGGATCAACTACATCATAATTGATAAATCCATCAGGGCACGGGATAGTACGTCGGCAACCAGTCAACATAAGGGCACACACGAGGCCAACAGTAAGAAGAAATCGGCGCTTTGTCATGACTCAAAAAGCAGTGGGTTCGGTGGAATCAGCATCATCAAAGTCTTCCTCATCTTCAGCCTTGGGCTTGATGGGGCGGACATTTGGATCACCAGCCTTGAAACCTTTGGTCTTACCAAAGATGGCTGCAGCTGCTTCCTCATTAAGAGTACCACTGTCAGTACCAGCCCCACTACATACTTCAATGACCTGGATAGACTTGATCTTCAGAGAGGTTCCGTAAGTAACGTTGTCCTTTAGGATGTAAGGCTTCTGCACAAAACAAAGCCGAACCTTCGAGCCTTCATACAAAGGCAGCATATCTGTAATCAAGGTCCCATCAGAATCGACAATTGGAATCTCCGAGTGATCCTCAGGTTTCCAAGTGAACTTGACGGCATAGTTATCGGGGTCTTCTTCAATCTCCAACCAAGGCTCAGGCTTCAGGACTCCCCTCCGGGCGTTCTTAAGCTTTCCCTTGATGTATTCAAGCTTCTCCTCACGCTCAAGCTCTAGCACTTGAATCAAGCTGTCAGGAAGGGTAGTGGATAGCGTGTGACCAAACTTGGATGGCAGGAAGACGGCTTGAAAGCCGCTCAAGGTGACAACATCAGTAACGTGCTGGGTGTAAGGCATGGTGAT